CTTCGGCGCGCGCGGCAGCAGATCCGCAATTTCCTGCGTGATCTCACCAACAGGCATGGCGAGGTCGAACGCGCGACGCACGTTCGTCTTCTTGCCTTCAGCCGCAGCCTGCTGCGCCTCCGCGCAGCGTTGTTGGTGTCGGCACGAAGCGCCGCATGGGCGGCTGGGTCGACACGGTCCAGTACTGGTCGGACGGTTCGCAGACGGTCATCGACTCGTTTCAGGACATGGGTGCGCGGGACTCTGCGCTTGCCATGTTCCGGGCCGCGGGACTGGGGGAGTCGTTCGTCAACTCTCTGATGTCCTCGATCGACAACGTGTACAACACGAACCTGATGCCCACTGAGGGCCAGATCCTGTCTGCGATCTACAACTCGCAGGCGTACAAGGAGCGCTTCAAGGCGAACGAGATGATCCGGGCTCGCATGGCTAACGGCAAGGGCAGGCCGGGTGACCGGCTGCTGACGCCGAAGGAGTACATCGACCTTGAGGAGTCCTACAAGACGGTCATGCAGGACGCCGGTATGCCTACCGGGTTCTATGACCAGCAGGAGGACTTCACCAACATGATCGCTGGTGGCGTGTCTGTCGCGGAACTGAAGTCCCGCGTGGACACTGCGTTCGAGGCGCTGAACTTCGCTGACGAGAACGTCAAGAAGGCACTGAAGGACAACTACGGTCTGACAACGAGCGAGATGGTGGCGTACCTGCTGGATCCGACGCGAGCGACCCCGCTGCTGATGGGCAAGCAGGGTGTCAACGAGTTCGGCCTGAACGACCGTGTGGGCCTCCAGAAGACCTACCGTGCGGCTGACCTGTCTGGTACGCAGAGGCGCCTCGGACAGGGCGACAGCAAGGCTCTGAGCGAGGAGATCGTGAACCTCGGCATGGAGGGTCAGGCGAAGCAGGCGTTCGGTCAGGCAGCGCAGCAGGCTGACGACGTGCGCCGTCTCGGCGCCCTGTACGGGGACAACAGCCTCGGCTTCGAGTCGGTGGTCCGTGAGTCCCTCGGCCTTCAGGGCGGCACGGAGGCTGGCCGCAAGCGTAAGAAGTTGGCGTCGAAGGAGCGGGCCGCGTTCAGCGGTCAGAGCGCTCTGGACCGCACATCGCTACGGCGTCGCAAGGACGCCTAGCCCATAGACCCGCCACGGATCGACCGGCCCCGTGGTGAGTAGCAGACCGGCAGTCGCAGCCGTGCCCAGTTCCCCTGCTGGATCACGAGGGCGGCGAGTCAACCAATGAGATAGGGAGTATCACAGATGGCCTCTTACGAGGACGACTTCGAGTTCGACATGGACGACGCTGGTTCGGGCACCGATCTGGTGAAGAACCTGCGTAAGCAACTGGCTGCGGCTCAGAAGCAACTGCGTGAGCAGGAGGCACTCATCTCTGAGTGGTCTCAGTTCTCGCACGAGCAGACGATCAGCCAGACGCTCGCCGAGTGGGGTCTGAACCCCAAGATCGCCCGCTTCATCCCGGACGACGTGGAGACCGAGCAGGATCTCGCGGTCTGGCTGGATGAGTACGGCGACGTGTTCGGCGTCCAGCAGGAGGAAGACGATCAGGAAGAGGATCCGTCTGTTCAGGCGCAGTACCTCATGCAGGAAGTTGAGGACGGTGCCTTCGATCCAGAGGTCTCGTATGACCTTGTGACCCAGTTGGAGAACGCCTCCAGTCCGGAGGAACTTCTCCGCATCGCACGGGGTCTTGGCTAGACCCAACCCAACTCTCACGTTAGGAAACCAGTATGCCCATTCAGGGTGGAGTGCTTACCCAGCGCTCAACGGTCTCCAACCTCGTTACTACCGCCTACGACAAGTTGGTGGAGTTCAACCTGCGTTCGGAGCCCATGTTCCGGAAGTTCGCTTCCAAGCGTCCGTCCGATGTTACCAACCCCGGTAACACGGTCGTCTTCCAACTGCACAACGATCTTGATCGCGTGACCACCAACCTCAACGAGGCTCTGGACGTCGACGCTGTTGCGATCAAGAACACCGCCAAGGTGCAGGTTGTCGTGGACGAGTGGGGCAACGTCGTTCAGCGCACCGAGCGGGCCGCTCTTGAGACGATCTCTCAGATCGACCCCGCCATCGCTGACATGCTGTCCTACAACATCATGGACTCGCTGGACTATCAGGTCTACAAGATCCTGACCAGCAAGGCCACTGGTCGTTCCGGCACCGGCACTGCTGACGAGACTGTCGTCAACGGTGAGGACAAGACCGCCGCTACCGCTGCCTCGGATCTGCTCCGCGCGGCTGACGTCCGTAAGGCCGTCGCCAAGTTGCGTGGTGCGAAGGTTCAGCCGCAGGACGGCCCGTTCTACGTCGGCATGCTGCACCCGGACGTCTCCTTCGACCTCCGCACGGAGGCCGTTGGTTCGGGCAGCAACGTGTGGCAGCAGCCGCACACCTACACCGAGGCCGGTGTCGGTTCGATGTGGACCGGCGAGATCGGCGTGTACGAGGGTGTCAAGTTCATCGAGTCTCCCCGCGTGGAGGAGTACCTCGGTGGCACCTCTCGTGCGGTCAACAACAAGGCGCTGACCTCGAACGTGGCGACGCTCACCACGAGCGCGAACCACGGCTTCAAGGTCGGTGACGTTGTCACCGTGGCGATCTCGGACGCTGTCTTCGACGGCACGTTCACGATCACCGCTGTCACCTCGAACACGTTCTCGTACGCGAAGACGAACGCGAACGTGACCAGCGCCGCTGCCACTGGCACGGCGATCATCGACACCCACAAGGTTGTGCTTCTCGGCAAGCAGGCCCTGCTGGAGGTTGTGACCTACGAGCCCAAGACGGTCATCGGCCCGCGCATTGATGCGCTGGACCGCTTCCGCACTGTGGGCTGGAAGTTCCTCGGCGGTTGGAACATCTACCGTCCCGAGGCGCGCTACGTGATCGACGTTCGCTCGTCCATCTAGTAGCAACAACACACTCGGAGGGGGTCAGGCCGCATGGCTTGGCCCCCTCCGCGTTGAAGGAGACTCATGCCGTTCTTTGCTTCGCCGCCGCTGTGGCGCAAGGCTGGCCGTTCGAGTGACCTGTGGTGGGTGTCGAACCCGCTTGGTCAGACAGTGGTCAAGGCCGACGGGCAGTGGCGCACGGTCGTGTCTCCCTCTGAAGACTTCCTAGCCACCTGTGAGGTTGTTCTCCGGGGCGGCTACCAGCACGAGATCAGCGATGCTCTTGCTGCGGATCTGACCGCAGCGGGCTACGGCGACTACATCACGGGATCCTGATGTCACTGCACCGCGAGCGCACGCACCCTGAGTATGTGGAGGGGTGCTTCGGCTGCAAGGCAGCCACCTTGAACTTGAGCAACATGCAGATCCGCGCGTTCGCGCACGCGCAGGAGAAGGAACTGAACGCTTACGCGGACGCCCGAAAGCAGGGTGTTCAACCGCGGACGACGAAGATGCGTGACACACAGGCTGCCGTGCGCGCCTCCGACAAGATGGGAATGGCGGTGCAGGCGCGATGAGCACTCTGAACCAGATGGTTGATCAGGTGCTTGCTGACATGCAGGCGTATGTCCGGACGCAGGATTCGCTGACGTCTCTGACGAACTCGATTGATGCTGTGACGCTGTCGTTCACGGTGGATGATCCGGCTGCTATCGCCAAGGGCCTGATCGAGATTGATGAGGAACTGCTGTATGTGCGTCGGGTGAACCAGACGACGGCGGTGGTGGACATCATCCCGGCTGGTCGTGCGTGGCAGGGTTCGACGGCGACGTCGCATGCTGCGTCTGCGATTGTTCGCAACAACCCGCTGTTCCCGCGGATCGCGGTGAAGCGGGCTATCAACGAGACCCTCACGACGCTGAACCTGTATGCGGTGAAGTCGACTACGTTCACGTTCGACGGGTCGACCATGATCTACCCGCTTCCGCTGGACTGCGTCGATGTGACGAGCGTGTCGTACCAGTCGCAGGATTCGTCTGGCCGTTGGCCGACGATCATGAACTGGCGTCCGGACCAGAACTACTGGCCCGAGGATTCGCTGGTTCCCCGCTATGGCATCGAACTGATGGAGTGCCCGCCTGCTGGGCGCACGGTGCGTGTGCAGTATCTGGCTCAGGGCGCAGCGATCACATCAGGGCAGGAGTTCACCCTGTCGGGTCTGCCGTCTACTGCGGAGGATCTGGTCAGGCTTGGTGCGATGTACCGGCTGGTGTCCACGATTGATCCGGGGCGCCTGTCGGCGATGAACCCGTCTGCGGATTCTCAGGATCAGCCCGTGCCTGTGGGCCGGGCTTCGGATGTGTCGAAGTACCTGTACCAGTTGTTCAATGTGCGGCTTCAGGAAGAGAAGCAGCGTCAGACGGATCTGTTGGTCACTGTCATTCACTACCAGTAGGAGCATCGCGTGCCTCGTAGGTACTACTCGTCTGTCGCGTTCACTGCGACGCTGACTGCTGACATCACGAACAGTGACACGTCGTTCGCTGTGTCGACGGTGTCTGGCTGGCCGTCGTCGTACCCGTACACGATCATCGTGGATGAGAACACGGCTGACGAGGAACTGATGGAGGTCACGAACCGTTCGGGTACGACTCTGACGGTGACTCGTGGCGTGGATGGTTCGACGGCGGTGTCCCATGTTTCGGGTGCGTCGGTGAAGCATGGTGTGTCTGCTCGTGACTTCGATGAGCCGAACCGGTTCCTGAACGGTGAGTCCGCTGTGGTTCTGGCTACGGGTTCTGCCGCCGCTCCGACGCTGGGCTTCTTGAATGACTCGAACACTGGCTTCTACTCGCCCGGTGCTGATCAGGCGGCTGTGTCCACTGGCGGTGTTGAGCGCATCCGGTGGGATGCCAACGGTGCGACGAACCTGAACGGGCCGGTTCTGGAGAAGTGGAACGTCGTTGGTTCGGCGCCTCCGGCTACGACGAACATCGACATCCTGACCGCGCAGAACTGGCACTACACCAATGCCATGACTGCGAACTGCACCCTGAACTTCCGGGGATCATCGTCCGTGACGCTGAACTCCATGCTTGCGGTGGGGCAGTCGGTGACGGTCACGTTTGTCTCCTACAACACTGGGACGGGCTACTACCCCAGCGCGGTTCAGGTTGACGGCGGTGGTGGTGTGGGCATCCTGTGGCAGTCCGGCGTCGAACCTGCTCTTGGCACGGCGAACGCATGGAACGCCTACCACTTCACCATCGTCAAGACTTCGGCCACTCCGGCCTACCTCGTGATGGCCGCATACACGACGTACGCATAAGGGGGAACGCTCAATGATGGTGGGCACGGTGGGCGCTACCGCCCACAAGACCTACGCCCCGGTTCGATTCCACTACAACGGGGATACCGCCGACCTGTACATGCACACGAACAGTGGCGTGAGGTACATGGTGATCGACAGGTTCTCCAACATCAACGGCGCTATTCTTCAGACCTATGTTGGCGTCTTCGGGATCGTTGACTTTGACTACATGGTTGTTGGTGGCGGCGGGACGGGTGGCTGGTGCAACGACCGCACTGGCGGTGGAGGCGGTGCGGGTGGCGTTGTCTCCGGTACGGCGACCATGTACCCGGGTGACTTCGACCTCCTTATCGGCGGTGGCGGTGCATCCACCGGGTTCCCCGGTTCAAACGGGAGCATGTCTGAATTGCGGAACAGGCAGCCCTCCTTAGCGGACTGGAACGTGTGGACCGCGCAGGGTGGCGGTCGCGGCGCTTCTTTCGCCTCGGGCGCGCAAACTGGCGGTTCGGGTGGTGGTGGCTATCACGCTTCCACGGGTGCCGCTGGCACTGCTGGTCAGGGCAACGCGGGCGGCAACGGCTACGACTCTGGTGGTCCTGCTGGCTTCCGTGGCGGTGGTGGTGGCGGCGCTGGTGCCGCCGCCCCGGCTGCTTCGGCTACCGTGAACGGTGACGGCGGTTCCGGCAAGACTGTCACCCTGAACGGCTTGTCGTTCAACGTCGGTGGCGGCGGTGGCGGTGGCAATCAGGTGTACGCCCGTTCCGCTGGCGGCTTCGGCGGTGGCGGTGCTGGGTCGCGCGAAGGATCCGTTGCTGGCGAGAACGGCGTGAACGGTACTGGCGGTGGTGGCGGTGGTGCTTCTACCGACTTTGCTACTGGCACGATCACCGGAGTTCAGGGTCTTGGCGGCAACGGCAGGATCGTCGTCATGTGGAGGCTGTGACCCGTGTCCACGGTGAACAGGATCTGGACGGCGAACGGATGGCAGGATGTTGCAGCGTCCGATGTGACGCTGCTGTACCGCCGCCCCGGAACCTTGTCCGTCAGTGTGGGTGCGGACCCGATGGTGTTCCCGTACCCGATCGAGATCCAAGGGATCTCCGCTGCATTGCAGACCGCACCTACTGGTGCGGATCTGATCGTGGATGTGAACAAGAACGGCACCACGATCTTCACCACTCAAGCGAACCGTCCCCGCATCACCGCGGGGTCGGTGGTCACCGTGTCTGAGGTGACGAACATGGACATCACCACGCTGGCTGCGGGCGATGAACTCACGGTCGATGTCGACCAAGTTGGAAGCAGTACATCTGGGTCGGCCTTGACCCTGTTCATTCGATACACGAAGTAGGAGTTGGAATGGCTAACGCCCTGTATGACACTGGCCGTGAGGGGTTCCTTGCGGGTGAGATCGACTGGGACACGGCGGTGATCAAGTGTGCACTGGTCCGTGGCTACACCCCGAACCTGTCGACGCACAAGTTCGTCTCTGATGTGACTGGTGCTGGTGGCACGCTGGTTGCTACGTCGGCTGCGCTGTCCTCGAAGACGGTGACTGCTGGTGTCGCTGACGCTGCTGATGTGACGTTCACTGCGGTGGCGGCTGGTGCTGCGATCCCATATGTGCTGGTGTTCCAGTCTTCGGCTGTCACTGGTGGTGCTGACGTTGCTGCGTCATCGCAGCGTGTGATCGCCCTGTATGACACCTCGACTGGTGTCGCTCTGCCGGTGACCCCGAACGGTGGCGACATCACTGTTCAGTGGGATTCCGGCGCCAACAAGATGTTCAAACTGTAGTCTCTCACCCCCTCTACCTCAGGAGGGAGGTGAATCATGTCTGTCTCTTACGGCAGCACCGGGTCTATCTCCTACTCAACGGGCAACCCGGCTCCGACGTACCCGTCTGGCATTTCTGCCGGTGATCTGCTTGTTCTCGTTGTCGGTACGAAGCCGGGCGGTGCGGCAGCGGACACGCCGACCGACTGGACGGCGCTCGGCGGCTTCGATAGCACGACCGGAACAACGGGTATCGACACTGGCCCGATGCGTGTCGGTCTGTTCTACAAGGTTGCGGACGGTACTGAGTCTGGTTCGCTGACGGTCACGATCCCGTCGAACAACGTGTCGGCTGCCAGCATCTACCGCTGGACGAACGCGACTGGCTATTGGGATCTTGCCGCCACGTTCGGTGAGGACACTTCCGGTGGCACGTCATGGTCGGCGCTCTGTGACAGCGCGGGCTCGTACTCCTTCCAGAACGGCGATCACGTCCTCTTCGGCGGCATCATCCCGACGGACGTCACGACGCCTAGCCAGTTCTCTGCCCAGGCGGTGACCTCGTCGACGGCGTCGTTCGCGACGGCTACGGAGATTGAGGAGTGGGATACCTCCTCCGGTCGTGACATGGGCGCTTTCATCGCGCGGACGAATGTCACCAGCAGTGGTAATTCCACGTCGGCTCCGACGGTCACGGCGACTGCTGGTGGCACGACGACGAACGTGTACGGCCCGTCGTTCGTGCTGCGCATCCGCGAGTCTTCGCCTCCAGCGCAGACTCTGGTCATCTCTGGTGTTGCGTCCGGTGAGGCTGTCGGCACGCCGGACATCTTGCAGGATGGGGTAACCCAGACTCTAGTTATCTCGGGCATCGCCTCTGGCGAGGCTGTCGGTACTCCCGTGGTGGTGGCTGGAGCGATCACCACCATCCCCGGTGGTGTCGCCTCTGGCGAGGCTCTGGGCACTCCGGTGGTGGTTGCTGGTGCTATCACGACGATCCCCGGTGGGATCGCTGACACTGGTGGTGTCGGTACTCCGAGCCTGACTCAGGAGCAGTTCCTCGGGCTGGGGAACATTGCCTCTGGCGAGGCCGTCCCGACTCCTGTTGTAACTCAGCAGCAGATTCTTGTTCTGACTGGGGTGGCAGACGACTCCGGTGTTGGCGATCCTCGGATAGCCCTGCCTGTGGAGTTCTCCAGCCGGACTGTGTTCCCGCTGAACCGCATCACTTCCTCGTTCCCGCAGACACTGACCCCCGGTGGGGTCGCGTCGGGTGAGGCGCTGGGTACGCCGGTCCTGTCGACCACGGTGAGCCTGACGGCTACCGGCATCGCTGACACGGGTGGCTTGGGCACTCCGGTCACCTCTTCGGTGGCCCGTGTCATCCCCGGAGGCGTCGCCTCTGGAGAGGCCGTATCGGCCCCAGCATTGCAGGGTGTAGCAAGGGTACAGCCGGGCGGTGTTGGAACCTCTGAGGCGGCTCCTAGCCCCAATCTGACGGCATCTGCGACCGTCGTACCGGATGGGGTGGCGTCGGGGGAGACTGTCCCGGCTCCGAACATCTCACTGGGCGGGTTCCTCGTCCCCACGGCTATCCCCTCCGGGGAGACGCTGGGCACTCCGACCATCGTCACCGGCCCGGTCACGGCGATCCTTCCGGGGATCGCATCCGGTCAGGCGTTCACGTCTCCGGTTCTGCGCCCAAACACGACCATCGTTCCTCCGGGCGTGGCGTCCGCTGGCGCCTTCACCAGTCCGGCTGTGTCCACAACTGTCACGGTTGTGCCCGGTGGCATCGCCTCCGCTGGCGCTGTCGGAACGCCGGTCACTGGTGCGCCTACCCGGCTGGTCATGCCGGGCATCGCTGGCGAAGAGACAGTCACGGACCCGGAGGTCACAACCCCTGCGGTGCTGGACGTCGCATCCCTGCCGGATGACAGTGCCGTGGGCGAGCCCACCATCACCGTCTCGGCGATCACACTCACGGTGGATGGTGTCGCGTCGGCTGCCGCCACGGCAGCACCGCGGATCATCCTCAACGCAACCATCGCTCCACCATCTCCGACCCCGACCACGGGTGTCGGAACGCCAGTCGTCGGGCAGATCGCCCGACTCATCTTCGACGGGATCGCCACCGCAGAAGCAGTGCCGAGCCCGTTCATCATTGGCCCGCAGGCGCTTGTCCTGACGGGCATCAGTGATGGTGCTGTGGGAACCCCGAACGTGATCGGGCCGCAGTACCTGTCCCCGCCCGGTATCGGCATCTCACTGTCCGAGTACTGGGGCGCCCTCGTATAGGAGTCCCTTCCCGTGCCGCTTTCCCCTGAGCAGATCTTCATCTACGTCTCCATCTTCGCCGCCCTCATGGGCGGTCTCATCTGGATCATCAAGGCCGTCTCGGCGATCCAGAAGCAGACCGAACGCAACGGCGGGTCAAGCATGCGAGACCAGATCGACCGCATTGAGAAGCGGCAACTGGAGATCCAGCAGGACGTGAAGGACGCACGCATCGAGTTCCACAGCCACATCCAGTGGCATCTAGATCAGGAGACCAAGTGAACAAGTTCTTTGTCTGGCTTGCGGGTTCCCCGCTCGCTACCGCCGCGAAGGTCGGCCTTGCCGCTTCGCTGGCCTACGTCCTTGCGAACCCGGATCTGCTTGATCTGCCTCCGGTCGTCGCTGTCGGCATCGCCGCTGCTCTGCCGGTGGTCATCAACTGGATCAACCCGGAGGACGGACGCTACGGAAGTGGCTCCTGATGGCTCTTCCGCGTCGCTACCAGATCATCGAGTACGGCGGGAAGCGGTTCGACCGATGGACCGTCCGCGCCCTGAAGTGGGTCGAGAAGCAACTCGGGTTCACACTGTCGTTCTCACAGGGCTCCTACAACCGTGGCGTCTCCGCAAGCGCAGGGACGCATGACGGTGGTGGCGCTGTCGACATCCGGGTGACTGGCTGGAGTGACAGCCAGATCCGGCGTGTGGTCAACATGCTGAAGGATGCTGGCTTCGCTGCGTGGTATCGCAAGTCGCTGCCCGGTGTGTGGGGTCCGCACATCCACGCCATCCTCATCGGCAACGACATGGCCGCGCCGGGTGCCAAGGCTCAGGTCGTGTCGTATGACGCGCACCGTGACGGCCTGCGTGGCAACGCATGGGATGCCACCTACCGTCCCGATCCCCGCGTCAAGTTCTCCTACCTGCTGCGTAAGCCGGTCAAGCGTTGAACCATGACTGGTATCGCTGGCATCTGAACGAACGGAAGTAGCATGCCTGTTGTTGTCACGCCGATCCCGGTAGTCCTCGGTGGACGTACGCTGACCCCGCTTGCCCGCTACCAGCGGGAAGGGTTCGCTGCCACGTTCGCCCTTGGCGGCTACCCGTGGCTGGCAGCGCCAAGGGATGACGACCCGTACACCCGGCAGACCACGCCGTACCAGCGTGAACGAGTCGACCAGTCCGCTACTGCGGGCGAGTCGAGCCTGTCGAACTGGTGGCTGCGGTCTGCTACCTCATGGCACAAGGGTGCGGGCATCACGTTCTACGACGCTGACGAGACGGACATTGACAGGTTCGAGGACTCGTACAACGTGGACGTGTGGACTGAGGGACAGATCAGCCTGCTCAAGAAGGCTGATCAGATCAGCCCGCTGATCACCGCCATCGCCGACATCCACACTGCTGACCTTGGCGCGTGGGTGCTGACCAGTGCTGGTGCACTGGGCAAGATCACCTCCGCTGGCACGGCCACGGCGAACATCACCACGTCCTGCACCCGTCTGACGACGGACGGCGTCAACGCCTACGTGTCGAAGTCGGACGGCCTGTACAAGGTGACCCCGTCGAACACGGTGACGAAGATCTACAGTGCGCCGGGTGGTTCGTGGACGGTGCAGGTTCTGGAGTATGTGAAGGACCGTCTGATCGTCGGTGCTCAGGTGACGGACGCACAGCCGATGCGGCTGTTCGAGTTGGGCCGGTCACCGGCCACGGTGCCGACGACAGTCAGCCTGACCACTGACTCCCGCTTCGAGTACGAGTCCACTGACCTGACGTTCGTCGCTGTCACTGAGGTGACGGGCGCTGTGCTGTTCGGGACGAAGGTCGGGTCTGCGTCGAAGGTGTACTCGATGACGATCGCTACCACGACGGACGGCAACGTCACCGTGCTGGAGCCGGTGGTCGTGGCGCAACTGCCCACGGGCGAGGTTCTCCGCAGCATGCAGTCGTACCTCGGTACGTTCGTCGCGCTCGGCACGAGCAAGGGGCTGCGTGTGGGTGTCGAGTCGAGCAACAGTGTCGGCTTCACCTACGGCCCGATCGTCTTCGAGGACGACGTCAGTGGCGTGTACTTCAACGGCGACTACCTGTATGCGACGCGGAACGTGGAGAAGGGCGGCGCGAGGGGACTGTGGCGTGTGGCCCTGTCGACTGAGGTCGACAACTCGTACGCCTACGCCCCGGACCTGTCGACGTCCACGTCGGAAGTGAACTGCTGTGCCCCGCTGGGGAACACGGGACGCATGCTGATCGGTGCGGGTGACAGCCTGTGGCTGGAGTCGGCCACCGAGTATGCGACTGCTGGTCAACTGTCGTCCGGGTTCATCCGGTTCGGGACGACGGAGAAGAAGCAGGCCGTGTCGGTGCTGTCCCGCCTGTCCGGTGACGTGTCCGGTGGTGTCACGTTCCGGCTGACCGCACAGGACGGCACGTTCCGTGACTACTCGAACTTCACTGCGGGTGAGACGACGGACTGGTCCGTGTCGGGCCAGTTGCTTCCGTCGTCGTCGTTCAACGCCACCATCATCATGAGCCGGGGAACAACGACCACGACTCCGGTGTTGGAAGAGTGGCAGTTGCGTGCGCTTCCGGCGCCGCAGCGGTCACGCACCATCACCATCCCGCTCCTGTGTTTCCCTCGGGAGACGGACTCTCTCGGCAACGTGAACGTCACCGACGCCTTCGACAGGCTGAAGGTTCTGGAACTGCTGGAGTCCTACGGTGGTGCGGTCCTGTTTCAGGACTTCACCACGGGTGAGGAGCGCATCGTGGTGGTGCGTGCAACCGAGTTCAAGCAGATGGGTCCGTCATCGTTCGCTGATGGTTTCGGCGGCGTGGTGACGGTCCAGTTGCAGACCGTAGACACGGAGGTCTAGTGCGTGTATCAGCAGTACCTGTCGCCGTGGTTGGCGACACTCACCCGATCGTGGGACGAGTCCGTATCCGTCTCAACATACCGGGCGGTGACACGCTGGACCGCCCTATGGCAGAAGTCATCCGGGGGATCCAACGCACGAACGGGATCGAACCGACCGGCTGGATAGATGAACAGACACTAGCCGTGCTGGACATCACGCTGTACTGAACGACAAGGAAGGGGAGGCTTCGGCCTCCCCCTCTTTTCGTTTCTACTGGATTCTGCTGGGATCTGTGATGACGATCTGGTGACGGGTGCGTGCCTGTGCGCGGGGCCGGAACAGTGTCTTCAGTTCCGCCCAGCACTTGTCGCACAGTTCGCCCGTGACCTTGTCGCTTCCGTGCCTGCCGCTCCACGGCAGGACGTGGGCGTTGTCGTCCTTAGCCCCGCAACGGTCGCACACGATCGTCTGTACCCGTGCCACGGTTCACCTCCAGTGTCACAACGTTACCAGCGGACAGGCTGGGGAACAGTCCACGTTCACGGATGAGCGCGTCCCGCTTGGCCCGCGAGTGGGTGATGCCGAGGTAGCGCTCGGTCATGGTGACTGACTTGTGGTGCAGCATGGCTTGCACCATCTCCAAGGCTCCGTCGATGCCGTTGTCGGCCAGTTCGTTGAACAGGGCTCGGGCACCGGAGCGGCGCAGGCAGTGCATGGACTCGCCCTGCACCCGTACGCCGTGTGCTTCGAGCACACGGCTGATGACTTCCTGCGGGCGGGAGATGGAGCGGGTGGGGTTGAGGCGGTGTGTGCCGAACCCGGCCTGCACCTTGGCCGGAACAAGGAACCAGTCCTTCTCCAGTGGCCCGCATTCGTCTTGGTAGTAGCGGAACCAGCGGCGCAGTTCGACGTCCAGTTCCGGAGAGATGACCATGATGTCGCTGTCGCCGGTCTTCCAGACGGTGACGTCGATGGTGCCCGCATCCAGATCGACGTCCGCTATGCGGAGGCTGACTGCTTCGCTGGCGCGCAGGAACAGGAACAGGCCGAGGGCGGTGAGCATCCGATGCTGCGGATCCGGTGCCGCATCCAGCAGGGCGGGGAACTCGTGCAGCGGGACGCGCACCCGCTGACGATCAGGAACGGTCAGGTAGCGCACGTTCACCAGCGGGTCGTGATCCGGGGGAACGACCTGTTCGGCACGGCACCAGCGGAAGAACGCAGAGTATGTGCCGTGCATGCTGTTGGTGGTGGACGGAGAGCATGTGCCACGGATGTGTGACATCACTCGGATCATCGACTGCCGGTCGATGTCCGAGATGTCCACGTCTCCGAGTACCTGACGCAACTTGGACAAAGCGGTGCGATCGTTACGCACCGTGTTCGCTGCGTAGGCGGCAGCACGTTCCCGCAGGTAGATGGCGGTGGCATCTTCGAGTCTCATGCTGTCTATAACACCACACACCCTGCGATTGTTCCAAGCGCAACGCAGGGTGGACAAAGCAGGATGTATGAGACTACTTGGCTACAAGTACGAACCGTGATCTGACCAGCGGGAATGCGTGTCACCTTGACACTGTTTCTAATGCAGGATGTAATACTGTCCGAGGGCGGGGGACTGATCTACCTGCCTGAGTCCTGAGCCCGGAGATGAGCCCCCCTACCCCCCATCATCTAACGATGGGTGGCTCAGGGGGGCTCGGGTAGGACCGGCACTGCCGTCGTCCGTCGCCCGTCGAATCGCCCCACGGGTTGCCCCGCACAGGGAATACTAGCCCAAGGCAGCATGTTGGAAGGCAGTGACACGCCGAGCAACACAGACATGACAGACGGGAACACCCTGTATGATCGAACCTATGAGCCCCTCACTCAACGCAGACTGGCAACTCAGCGACTTCGCGGATCCTAGCCTCCACAAGGAAGGAATCGAGGTTGCACTCTCGCTCGACGGGACTGCGGCCCTCGTTGTGTTCCCTTGGCACTACACCCTTCCAGATGTAGCCGAGACCTTGCAGCACGTCAAGTGCATGGGCTTCACCCACATCTCTGAGTTCGGCAACCTGTACCCGTACACGGTGCGGGGGCAGGACACGGACGACTCTGACTTCATCCTGCTGGAGGCCGACGAATGACCATGCTCCTACCACCCGCGCACCGTTCGTTCTCGCAGTTGCAGACGTTCCAGAAGTGCGCGCACCAGTGGTTCCTGTCGAAGGTGGCGAAGGTGGACGAGCAGCCCGCCGTCTACCTCGCTGCCGGAACCGCCGTCCATGCTGTCATCGAGGCGTACAACCGCTTCCACTACGAGCGGGGAATGCAGGATGTCTGACATCGGTTTGGATATGCGGGGCCTGCCGACCCGGCAGTGCATCTGCGGATCGGACACCTTCAAGGTGCTGGTCAAGTTGGACGAGGACAACACGATCGCTTGGTACACGCTGAACGGCTACTGCGCTGAGTGCGGTGCAGCCGTCACGATCCCCGCACCCGGAGATGCTGATGCTTGAGAAGACTGAGCGCACAGCGCTCTGGCTCGACACGTTCGAGCGGGAGATCCGGGCGATCGAGGATCGCTCCGGCCTACCCGTCGACAAGTGGCGGGTCGGTGGCCGGGCCTCGAAGCAGTGGCCCAACCGTGAGGACGCTGCGTTCTGGCGGGGAGAGGGACTGCGCCAGTTCGAGGCGTACATCGAGTGGCTGGACAAGTCTGGCTGGAAGATCGCCACCATGCCTGACGACAAGCCGGGCATCGAGTGGGAGGCCGAGGTCTGGTTCGGTGGCACTCCCGTTCGCATGGTGGTCGACGCCATCTACGACGTGAACGGCGACTGGGTGGTGGTCGACTACAAGACCGGCAGCCGCACGCCCGAGTGGGAGATGCAGATCTCCCTGTATGCCTCCGCACTGGAGCGCGTCTACGGCAAGCGCCCCAAGTGGGGCGCCTACTACATGACCCGGAAGGCAGCCCTGTCTGACCTGTCCAGCCTTGAGCGGTTCGGCATGGACTGGTTCGACTACGCCTTCTCCACGATGAACTTCATGGTGGACAACGACATCCTGCCCGCCCACGTCGGGGACCACTGCGGCTACTGCTCAGTGTCCGAGTGGTGTGCGGCAGTGAACCCACAGTCTGACAAGGCACAGCAGTATCCGATCATCAAGGGAGACAAGGGATGAGCAGCACCGAAGCACGACTCAGCGCCACCGCCCGGGTTGGCGACTGGATGTTCACCGCGCGCGGTGAGAACGAGAACGAGTTCGCGGCGAACGTGTCCGTGATCGAGCAGTACGTCAACGCCTTCAAGTCTGCGCCAACGCAGGATGTTGGACAGGTGACGGATCCGCACGCGCAGGCGGTGCAGAACCTGAACAACGCTGGCGTGGAGACCACGCCTGTCGCTCAGGCACTGGAAGAGCGCACCGACAAGTTCGGCAACCGCTTCGTCAAGGGTGACCCGTCCGTGCCGTCGTGCATCCACGGCCCGCGCGTCGTGGCGTACAAGACCAGCAAGGCGGGCAAGCCGTACAAGGCGTACGCCTGCGTCAACGACTCACCGTTCGGTGACTACAAGGCTGGCAAGTGCCAGCAGGAATACCCGGAGCGGTAGCCGGTGCGGTCACTGCTGCATGTGGTCGCCGGGGGGTCCGTCGCTGGACGTGACCTCCCGGAGATCCTCCCTGCCTGTACGCAGGCCACCATCAAGGTGCGTCAGGGGCAGTTGCATGTGGTGACCGGGCTGCCGGGTCGGGGCAAGACGCTGTTCGCTCTCTGGTACGCGATCAAGTCAGGGCTCAAGTGCCTGTACTTCTCGTTCGACTCGGACGAGGGCACGGTGTCGAACCGTTCCGCTGCGATCCTCATGGACAAGACCGTCGATGAGGTTCGGGCGATGCGGCAGACGCCCGCCATTGTCGAGATCGAGGACGTGCTCAGTGACCTACAGCAGCGGGTCAGGTTCAACTTCTCTGGCTCGCCCACGATGGACGACGTCTACGACGAGACCGAGGCGTGGGTCGAACTGTTCGGCACCACGCCCGATCTCATCGTGGTCGACAACCTGCTGAACCTGCGTGGTGGCAGTGACGCTGAGTTCACTGCGATGCGCGACAACATGGCTGCACTGCACGGGCTGGCCCGTGAGTCAGAGGCCGCAGTCATGGTGCTGCACCACGTCAACTCGTCGCTGCTCAACGCACAGAGCAAGAGCATTCGGATCGAAGAGAACCGGCCAGCGCACTTCGGTGCGCTGATGGGTCAGGTCAGCCAGTTGCCAGAGTCCATCTACTCCGTTGCCCTCGACGGCAATCGGTTCCACATCGCTGCGGTGAAGAACCGCGACGGCATCGCCGACTCGTCGGCTCAGTCGTACGTGACTGTCGCCGTTGACCTTCCACGCATGTCTCTCTACAACGACGCGGGCGCTATGGAGGTTGCCCGCACCCGAAGGGAATGGACGTGACAGTCATTCACCCGACCGTCGCAGCGTTGCGCGCTGGCGTGACACCGCTGTGTTCGGAGATCGACATCAACCTGTATTTCCCCGAGAAGGGGCAGACGCTGGAGCACGACGCCGCCAAGGCGCTGTGTGCTACATGCCCGGTGCAGTCGGAGTGCCTTGAGTGGTCGCTGCATCACGAGGACTACGGCGTGTGGGGTGGCTACAACATGAGCGAGCGGGCCGCGATGCGGGCCGAGCGTGGCATCACCCTCGTCGCTCCCGAGGTGGAGTTGATGAACGCCTACTTCGAGGACCGGGCTGAAGAGGGTGTGCGTGATGACACGACACCGGATGTGCCGAACGGTTGGTACGACTTCGAGAAGTCGGAGAAGTGGCAGGCCCGCACTGGTGCGACTAGGGCGTTCAAGAAATGAGCGCGTACAACAAGGCGAAGGGCAGCCGCTATGAGAACGATCTTGTTGAATGGATCCGAGAGAACGCCCCGCTACTCCGTGCGGAGCGGCTACCTCGTGCCGGGGCGAAGGACGAAGGCGACGTTGCCATCACCTTCCCGTCTGGAGTCCTTGTCGTGGAGGCCAAGAACCATAAGGAGTTCGCGTTCTCGGACTGGCTTCGACAGGCACGGGACGAGATGGTCAACTACGTCACGAAGCGACGTCTGGATCCAGTATCTGTCTTCCCGCTTGTCCTGTGAAGCGCCGGGGCAAGAGCATCGGCGAGTCGTACGCAGTCATGGAACTGCACCTGTTGGTTGAACTGATCGAGCACCTGAGTGGTGACGATGAGTGACAGGGACGCAGAGCACGAGGCGATCCTCGTTGCCGTACTCAACCACTACCAACTGCGTGTCCCCGGCTACGGGGAGCGCTCAGTCAAGTGCTTCGTCCACGACGAGGACAACCCATCCTGCTCCGTCAACAGGGGCAAGGGCTTGTGGCATTGCCACGCCTGCGGTGCAGGCGGTGGCGGCGCACAGATCGTGATGGAGCGAGAGCACGTCGGCTATCGGGAAGCCATGCGAATCATCGAGGGCTGGGGCATCGAGACCCCCCGCAACCCCCTGCTGGGCAGGGGCAGCAACAAGCGGAAGGGCGCACGGTGGGTGCCGCCCCGACTGAGGGAGACAGGGTGACCACGATCGCAGGGATCCAGCATGACTGGGGCTGCACCATCCTCACCGATGGTGTGTCCACCGGCAGTGACTACCGGGTCCACAACGACCCCGGCATCCCGAAGGTGGTGCAGCGGGCCGAGTACCTCATCGCCCCCGCTGGTGCCACGTTCGCCTGCGATGCAGTCATGTACGGGTGGAACCCGCCGCCGTTCGTCGGGAAGGAACCACTACGGGAGATCGTTGCATCTGTCGTCCCGTCGATGCGTTCCCACCTGAGCAGCGTCGGCTACGAGATGGACGGCAAGCACGAGTCCCCGATGGTGGCACTGATCGCCGTGCACGGGGTCATCTACCAGATCGACACGGACGGCAGCGTCGTGCTGAACAGGCACGGAATCTACGGCATCGGCACGGGTGGCGCCTACGCAGTGGGCGCACTCATGGCTGGAGCCAACGAGAACGACGCACTGCTCATCGCATGCGAGAACGACGTGTACACGGGTGCGCCCGGACACATACAGCACCAACGGAAACCGGGATGGAGTACCGATGATCGAGACGCTACTGACAGCAGTGATGCTGACGCCGCCTGACGATAGACAGGCAGCCGCAGTGCGACCGAACCGTGGCGGCGTGGGCCGCTACCTCGACAGCAACGTGGCAGAGGTGTGGCGTGGAGCCACCCATCTAGAGCGCAGCATCTGGCTGTGCATCCGAAGGCATGAGTCCATCGAGGCCGGGCACTACCGGGCAGAGAACCCGGTGTCCACGGCAAGCGGTGCCGGGCAGTGGCTGAACGGCACATGGGATGGGGTGAAGAAGTGGGTCAAGGTTGGTGGCAAGTACGTCGCCCGTCAGTACGACGAGGCGAAGGATGCACCCGCTTGGGTGCAGGACGCAGCATTCCGTCATGTGTACAAGCACGATGGCCTGTCGATGTGGAGGGGCACTTACTGCCCCGGAACTGGGTGACCAATGGATGAACTGGAGCGCGCCTACCAGCAGCAGATACGTGATGCCCGCCACTTCAAGGAGTGGCTGGACATGGGCCTCGACAGGGGCTGGGTGTCGGATCCGTTCTGTGCGGGGCATGACGATGCACCGCTGACGGAGTACGAACTGCGCCGCATCGAAGAGGGTGACGATCCGTGCGTCGTGTTCATCCGGCTGCTGCTGTTTCATGACGGTCCCCGCTACGAGACCACCATCGACCACTCCGACGAGACGAGGCCAGAGTGAAACCGAACCGGCAGATCATCGACCTCAACACCAACGCTGCCCGCACCTACCACGAGTGCCTCGCCGGATCACCGGGCGAGGACTACCTGCGTGAGCGTGGACTGTGGGAGGGAGCCGAGCAGTTCCAGTTGGGGTGGGTGGACAAGCCAGTGCCCGGACACGAGGACCGCTTCGTGCACACCATCAGCATCCCGTACATCACTGAGGCGGGCGTCGTCTCGATGAAGTTCAGAAGGATCGACGGGTCGCAGCCGAAGTACGACCAGCCCGCAGGGCAGAAGCAGCACATCTACAACGTGGCCTCTGTCATCAACGCCGTGTCCGAGGTGCTGATCGTGGAGGGTGAACTTGATGCGATCGCAGCCAGCATCACCGGGCATCCGGCGTGTGCAGTGGCAGGGTCGAACGCATGGCGTGGCCTGTGGGCGCGCTGCTTCGACGGCATCCAAGTGGTGAAGATCGTCACCGACAACGATGCGAAGGACGACGGGTCGAACCCCGGACAGGAACTCGCACGTCGCATCAGTGA